TATATTTTGTGTTAGTTGCAGTGTTTTTGTGGGTGGCAATTAGCAATATTGTACAATCGTTCAAATGTCCTAAAATGACACAAACAGAACTGTTTTTACATATACCGAAATCTTTTGTGTGCGATTGGCAACATTGTAACTAACGTAGGCTAACATGAATAAAAAATATTATGACATCAGAAAGGATTAAAGAGATACAGAAAGCAACATCTTATCCAGATAGTATAAGCGTTAAACAAGCATTATTCCAAGTATGGAATGAATGTGAACAAGAGCGATTAAAAAACTGCTCTATACCCGTTGTTGTACGTCAAAGCGAACAGTTGCCGAGTAAAGAAGATGTTGCTTCTGAATTAGAAAACCATTTAGATAAGTGGTATAAAAGCCACAGTAAGATAGCAAATGATGGATATGCTTTAGGTTTTAGGCACTGCTTTCATTATATAAGCGATTGGATTAAACAGCATTAGGCAATTTATAACATAGTATCAACAAAAAAAAAGACACCCAATCATGACCAAGTTAGAAGGTGCGATATTCAGAACGCTGTCAGCCAAGCAGAAATACCATAATGAACTTCACAAAGCCGAGGAGATCTACAAAGAAAAGTTTGGTAAAAAACCATCAGAAATGGATGATGATATGTGGATAGATGTGATTCATGGGAGAAAGATTATATCTCCGAATGAATTGGTTAAGCAGTCAACGAGACACAATATGAAGAAATAATGAAACAGATAAAGATCATAAAGCGAGAAGGAAAGATAGAAGTCAACAGACAGAGGTTGTTTGATGCACTTGCTGAAATACCTGATGATGATCCTATGTGTATCGAGATTAAAAAGTGGAGCGAAAGCCCTACAGCAAAACAACGTGGAGCATTTAAAGGAATATTGGTTCGTGAATACTCTGAGTATACTGGTGAGACATTAGAAAGAGCAGAACGCAACTTGAAGGTGAGATATGGAAAAGTCGATATTGATGAAATTGATGGCGTAAAAGTCTATGTTATCTACTCACTTTCAGTTTATTCAAAAGAAGAAATGACTGATTTAATAGAAGGCACGTTAGATCATTTTGAACATGATTGCGGTATGGTCATTGACTTTAAGACGAAACAAAAGTTTAAGTTTGATGATGAAACAGGCGAGCTTACAGAGTGTTAACTCCAACCCTATAACCAAATATACATGTCCATGTCAAGTCCATTCAATAACTCAGACATTAAAACTACCAAGCTACATCTTGTTAGTGTTTCTCAGCTAAAATTAGGAGATGATAATCCGAGAGATATTAAGACAAAGAACTTTCAGAAGCTTAAAAAGTCATTGGCGGATTTCCCTAAAATGATGTACCTCAGACCAATAGTGTATGATAAGGATAATGTAGTACGTGGCGGGAATATGAGAGTCAGAGCTTCCATCGCTTTGGGATGGGATAAGGTGCCTGCATTAAGTGCCGAAGATCTCACAGAGGAACAGATAAAAGAGTTTGTAGTTAAGGATAATCTTGAGTTTGGCGATTGGGATTACAGTAAGCTTACATCCTACTATGAACAGGCAGAACTTGAAGCTTGGGGGTTTGAAACAAAAGATCTTAAAGATCACTACGAAAGAACAGATTTTGATGAGATAATGGATGCTGGGGATCAGCCGGAATATCCTATCGTACCGAAAGCATCAGAAAACCATGATTATGTTATGGTGTTAGTCGACAATGATATTGATATGGCTTATCTCGAAACGTTGTTTGACTTGAAAGTCAATATCAGCTACAAGAACTCAAATACAGGCTTGGGGAGAGTGATTACGATTGATCATTTTAGAGAGTGTATAAAAGATAAGCTTAATGCAAACTATGAGATTAAAAGAGGAAAATAATGGATCAGCTTGTACAAATGGTAATTGTCAGTCACAAACGAGCCGAGATAGTTGAGACCAAGCATAGGTTCCCCAAAGATACTATGCTTTTGTGTGTGTCAGAGTCACAGAAAGATGACTATCACAAGCACAATCCAGAAATGGAATTACTGATACATCCTAATTCAGTGGTTGGTTTTACTGCAAAGATAAAATGGATTCACAATGAAATACCAAATGTATTTCTTTTGGATGATGATTTGAATGCTATGCGGAGAAAATGGCAGGAAAGGGGTGACGATATAAGTGGAGATGTTGAACCTCAAAAGGCTTATGAATTAGTTCAGACACTTGCATTTTCAGCAAAAGAAGCAGGTTGTAAGATATTCGGTTACGGTAGACATGCTAACCCTGTCACCTACAAAGGTCAGAGTCCAATCGGGATCAAAGGTTTTATAATCGCTTCAAGTATTGGGATATTTGAAGGATTCCCAATGCACCTAATTCCTGATGAATGCGTTGAAGCAGCCGAATTTTATATATCGGGTTTGAATGCATTTTACTACAGAAAATGTTTCAGAGATGATCGTTTTGCTTTTACAAGTAAGGAACATACGTTTGTCAGCAAAGGCGGTATGGCAGATCACAGATCCATAGCTACAGAAAAGAAAGATATGATCATGTTGAGACAAGCATTTGGAGATGCGTTTCAAATTAAATTAGCACCACCTGCACACGTAAGAGCCGTTCAACACAAATATGAAAGATCCCTCACGCTACCATTCTGATGAAGATTTTTATTCAGAAACTATGTTGAATAATAACGATAAAGCCAAGCAATCGGGGTGGGATGATCCATTCAAAGCCAAGCTAAGATATATGATTGGCAAGAATATCATAAAAGATCTAAGTTTACCAAATCTGATTCCCAATGGTACTGAACTTGTATTAGATTATGGTTGCGGAGCCGGTATCGGCAGAAGCGTTATTCAGCCATCATATGACTACATGGGTTATGACAAGAATCCAATGTTTATAAAAATGTTGTTAGATCGTGATGAGGGAAAGTTTACCACAGTGATACCTGAAATGGTATATGATATTGCTCATGTTGCATTGGCTATTGGAATCTACTCACTTAAACTTACTGATGGTGACTACTTGTTTGAAACTGTATTGCCGAGCATAACTGAAAATGCAAAAAAGTTTAAGAACGGATTCCTGTTCTCAGGATTACATAAAGCAGTAGATTACGAGTTGAATCATCTGTATTATTTTGATCTAAATCAGCTATCGTTTGTGTTTAATAACATGGGGCTAAAAACTGTTCAGATATTCCCTATGGGAAGCTACAATCCACAATTGAGGTACGAATTCTTCTGTTATGTGAATGCCTAATCGTGATAAATTATCAAAGAATTACTATTAAAAACCATTAAAATTCCGTATATTACAACTGACGTTAAACCCTAAACAAACCAAGTAAAGAGGATAAATATGTCTCAAAGTAATTTCAAATTCCCAACCGAATCAGGAGTAGATTGGAGTGATTGCGTAAGTGCATTCCAGAAGTTCGTTCGGAGAGGTATGGAAGATGAAGCTTTATGGTGTGCAACCGAGTTATACATCTCAAACTATGCTGAATATGCGTGGGAGCGCATTCGTATCATGAGTGTCGAGGATGTCGGTCTTGCAGATCCTGATGTCGCAGTCAGGGTAAGTGCCTTGTATCATTTATACAAAGATCTAAAAGGGAAAAAGAAAAGTTCAGCACCGGAAAGGCTTCCATTTGTTCAAGCGGTTCTCACAATTGCCAGAGCTCAAAAGTCTCGATATGTCGATAATAAGCTATGCTATTATTGGGATCTCAGAGACCAAATCCAAAAGCCACAGTTCCCTGATTTTGTCTATGATGTTCACACCAAAGACGGACGATCAAAAAAACGTGGTAATCAACATTTCTTTGTTGAAGCTGCTAAGATCAATGACCCAAACTTGAGTCGTGTACCAGAAGAATTTAAATTCAGGGATAAGGTTCAAAGAATCTATGCTGAAAAGGATGGTGAGGAATTCCAGCCTGCAGATGATGCCGAGATGGACCCTGTTGCATTCGAATCCATGAGCTAAGAGTCTCATGGAACCTATGGTTAAGTGGTGGGGCGATACTCCTCACCACTTTCTTTATGTAATAAAAACCAAATGATCACAGCTTATAAAAAATGCTTAGTAGTAGTAGCTCATCCTGACGATGAGGTGTTGGGTTACGGTGGTACGATCAGTTTACTTGCAAATTCAGGCTGTGAAGTTAGAATTGTAATGATGAATCCACAGCACAAAAAAAATGATGAGATAGTTAAATCATGTCAATGTTTGGGAGTAGATACTGTTAAAGGTCTTTGCATCATTGAATCAGAGAATGAGTTTGGATATAAGATTGATAAGATTCCAAAACACTACATTCATCAGGCACTTAGGGATATTGTTAGAGACTTCAAACCCGAACTTGTATTGACACATTGGAAGAATGACCTACATATTGATCACCGCATAGTATCGGAAGCAGTAATGGTTGAAACCAGACCAACGTTTGATGGATCTCCTCAAGCAGTCATGATGTTCCCAACATTAAGCTCATCCGATTTTAATGATGATAGCTTTAGCCCAAGCGTAATTGTAAACATTGGATCAGAGATTAAGCATAAGATCAGAGCCATGAAGCAGTACTCAGAGGAATACACGAATCTAAAACAGTACCGTGGTGAAAAGCACATCAAAGGATCGGCTTGGTTTTGGGGTATGAAGTCCGGAATTGAAGAAGGTGAACCCTTTTACATAGCGAGGATGCAAGCATGATATATGATATTGTTATCACGCAACCAAGGTACCTACCTTGGCTTCCATATTTAAGACGAATGATAAAGGCAGACGGAATCATCATTTTGGATGACGTTCAGCGATCAACACGGGAGTATGAAAATCGCTGTTTAGTAGCGGATCAGTCGAGAAAACACCACTGGTTGACTATACCTGTTAGTAGCTCATCACGAGCTAAGATAAATGAAGCTCAGATCACCAATAAGGAGCCTTGGTTGTTAGATCATGCACGAAAGTTGGCAGGTTACTACAGTCTAAATGAATCAGGAGCTTTTAATATCCTTTCAGAGTTCGTTAACATACATGAAAGCTACTTCAATACAATCCATAATTCACTGATGAATGTCCTCAGATATCACGTCTCAGAGATGCCCAATCTATCATACAGCAGTGAACTAAAGGAAGCTTATCCCCACCTGTTCCAAAGCAATCCAGTTGGTTCTGAGCTAATCATTCGGCTTATGATTGCATATAAACTTGAAAATCATTCAGAAATTCATAAGTTAAACTACTTCACAGGCACAGATGTTAAGAATTACATTAAGCAGGATGAAATAGATATGTGGATGAATATGTATGATATTGGACTCAAAATAGACGATTGGAGACCTAATCACTGCAATACAGAAGAAGCAAAACTATCATGGATTCACCATTTTATCCTTCACCATAAAAGCCTGATGGAGCAATTACAATAATTACACTCATAAAAAAGGGTTGATATGGCGTTGACTAAAGTTCAGAAAGACAGGGCAAAAAAAAGAGTACAGTTCCTCACTGCATTAGAAGCATCGGCAAATAACATTTCACTTGCTTGTGAAAAGATAGGAGTATCGAGACAGTGGTATTATAGCCAGTTGGATGATAGAGACTTTGAAATGAAGGTTGATCACCAATTCGAAAAGGATGTAGATTTTGCAGAGACAGCCTTAAAGCGCAATATCAGGAATGGTGATACTACAGCTATTATTTTCTTCCTAAAGACCAGAGGTAAGAAGCGAGGTTATGTTGAAAGAATTGAGCAGACCGGAGTGAATGGTGGTCCAATTGATACACGGAACATAAACGCAAATTACGATATGAGTAAAGAGCAGCTTTTGGAGCTTGCGGATGCTACAGGGAATGAAGCTCTAAGAATAATGGCGAATGGAAAATGAAGAATATAAGAGCTATGAAAAACTAAAGCGTAGGTGGATAGATCAAAGCTTCCAGATGCGATTGCCTATGCTTGGTGTTGACACATGCGGTCGTGGAGTAAAAGAGAATCTTAAAGAGTTCTACTCACAGAACCCAGCCCGATTTATAAATGATAATGTTTGGACATTTGATCCGAGAAACATTGAGATAGATAAGCCCACCAAAGTTCCACTGTTGTTGTTTCCTGTTCAGGAGGATCTCATTGAGTTCGTGATTAATGACTGTATGTCTCACAGTGAGAACGGATTAATAGAAAAGTCTCGTGATATGGGATTGACATGGTTGATGATCTCTGTATTCGTCCACCAATGGCTGTTCAAGTCAGGGTTCAAGGCAGGTATAGGTTCCCGCAAGAGAGAGCTTGTAGATAAGCTTGGAGACATGGATGCTATATTCCCAAAAATCCGGTGGGTGATAGACAACCTTCCAGAGTACTTGAAACCAAAAGGCTACAGAGTCGGAATCCATGACAACTTCACACGAATCATTAACCCTTATAATGGTTCAGTGATTACAGGAGATGGTGGTGATAATATCGGTCGTGGTGGTAGGAGTACAGTTTACTTTGTAGATGAACATGCCTTCATTGAAAGAGCTGAATCGGCTGATGCTTCACTGTCACAGAACACAAACTGCATCATTTATGGATCTACAGTAAATGGCACATCCAACCTTTTTTATAAGAAACGTAATGATGGGAGCACCAAAGTGTTTGTGATGGATTGGAGACAACATCCAATGAAGAACCAAGATTGGTATGATGATTATGCTTCAAAGTTCGATTCAGTCACGGTTGCAAGTGAGGTTGATCGTGACTACTCAGCTTCGGTAGAAGGAATTGTCATACCTGCACAGTGGGTTAAAAAATGTATTGATCTTGATTTGCCAAGAGGATTTCAGGTACACGCAGGAGCCGATGTTGGTGGTGGAACGGGGAATAGTGGTAATGAGTCAGTGTATGTAAGTCGGAATGGTCCAACATTGATAAAGCTTCATCCGCACACAACAAGTGATCCTACGGATTTCGCTCAGAAGATTGCTCGTGAAGCCCATAAAGACAAAGCAGGTAAGCTGATATATGATCATATTGGAGTGGGAGCAGGTATTGGTGGCGCAATCAAAAAAATGGATCAAAAATTTAGGTTCAAACTCATACCATTCAGAAGCGGTGACAGACCCACTAAACGCAAATACAAAGATGCACCTGATCTTACAGCAAACAAACGTTTCTACAATTTGAGAGCTGAAATGTGGTGGAGCTTGAGAGAAAGATTCAGAATAACATATGATGTAGTTCAATGTATGAAGGAAAATGATTATACTTTGGAAGATGCTCTCACAGAGACAAAGCACAATGTAGCAGAGTTAGTTTCTATCCACAATGACACAGAACTAATCACACAATTGTCACAGCCAACAATGGAAAGTACGTCAAGCGGATTAATAAAGATTGAATCCAAAAAAGACATGATGAAGCGTGGAGTAAAATCTCCCGACAGAGCTGATGCAATGGTATATTGTTACTCCAATGTAAGCCCAATAAGTAGGAAAATGCCTACTACACATGCTAATAAACCCATGGGATAATGACACAGTTATCAGATATCACGTTCAAATCATACCAAGAAATATTGGATAATCAGAAGAAGCTACTTTCAGTAGATGATTTTGATACAAACAAAAAGCTTTATAAAGGTGATCATTGGCGAAATGGAGCCGGTTGGAGTGGACCAAAGCCAGATCCAAGTACAGACAGTATAGCATCAGCATCAGTGATGACAAGGATCAAAAGACAGTTTGTCTCTAAGAATGCTGTAAGAGAGGTGATCACTCGTCATGTAAACTCCCTATTTGGAAACCTGCCAAGTATAAATGTTGTACCGAACAGAGAGATGGGAGACGAAGATGAAATTAGTGAAGATGAGCAGAATAGCATCAATGAGATTAATGATGCTATCAATGAATGGATTAAGAATAAGCGAGTATTTGAGACCATGAAGAAAGCTTTGACATACTCTCTTTATGGGGGTAAGTCAACTCTTAGGTTTTACATTCCCAAAGGCAACTTGGATGAAAACTCAAGACTTGAAGATGTCGAAACGCTAAAAGATGCCATGTCAAAGATCTACCTTGACACAGCCGATGCCGATATGTCTACTGTATATGAAGATAATGACACAAAGAGACAGATAGGTGTGTTTAAAGGAGTTGAGAATGATCCTGTTAAAGATCAGGAAGTCGAATTTATTGAAGTAGCATTTCAGGTGATACAGAATGACCTTAATCCAATCGATGAAGATGAAGAAGCTGAGACAGCCGAATTCATGACAAGTGAAAATGTCTATATGTCATTTGTGCTGATAATCAAAGATGGAGAAGATGAGTATCAGATAACTGAACCGATTCAGTTGCATGGAAACATCACCATGTTTGAGATTAAGCGTGATACATTGATAACGCCACAAGTGATACAGAATCAGGATCTACTTAATAAGACTTTGACTATGTGGAGTGCAAATCTTGACTGGTCAGGGTTTGTTGAAAGGATCATTCTTAACGGTATGCCACCAGGTGAATGGAAGAAAGACGATTCTACAAATGAGATGGAGTATGTCCAAAAAGGTGAGTTGAAGTCTGGTCCGAGTACCACAGCTTTTGTATCAGGAGTACCAAAGTTCAATGAGACAGGTGAGATAGTTGGAGCTGAAAGCCCACAAGTTGTATTTCGAGATCCTATTGATCCTAAGACGTTTGAAGTAACCCGAATGACAAGTTACATGAACATCTTGGAAGAATGTCACCAATCACATGTCTTGCTGAACAGTGAAGCAGGTCAAAGCGGTATCAGTCGGAGAGAGTCAAGGCAGGACTACTTGGATGATATAAAAGGTTCAAAGACAGCTATGGATCTTGCCGGTAATTGGATGGTGAATACATTGCTGTTTTTAGCTCAATGGCTTATTGGTAATGAAGCTGATGAACCAGAATACCGATCAGACTTCACTACTCACATGACAGTAGGAGCAGTGACGAAAGAGGATGTAGAGATGCTTGCTATCCTCAAAGAAAATGGTTGGATCTCAGATGAGACAGCTATGAGTCGAGCAGGAGTCGATGATGTCATTGGCGAGAGATCTCGAATTGATACAGCCATAGCTCATGTACGTGATGTGGTCGAGATACTCAGAGATTCAGATCTACAGTCACCCACACTTGCAAGAAAAATGATGGAATTGGTGATTAGAGATATTGAAGTGTTCAATACTATTGAAGATTCAGAGCTGGACACAATACTTGGAGAGATCGAGCAAGCTTCACAGAAGAAAGTAGAAGAAGCTGACTTCATGACTCAGTTGAGACAGGGCGGTGGTGTTGATGAAGAAAAAACAGATGAGGAATAATGCCCCTAACTGATCCGGAACGTGATTACAACAGAACAATTCTTCAAGCGAGGAATAGTATTGCAGGTAAGAATGGTAAGCTCAGACAAGTTTACATACGGATATATCAAACAGTAGCAGAATCGTTAGTAAAGATCAATGAAGATGTAGCAACCGGTCGGATCACAATGTCTCGTGGTTCAGTATTGAAAGCCAACCTGAACGCAATGATAAATCGTATCGGTGGAGAAGTAATAGATATTATTGATGGATCAATTGACGAAAGCATCAAATTAGCTATTGATTCACACATACAAGCCACATCTCAGGCATCGGCTGCCATGGGTGTGAGAGCTACTTTCCCAAGTCTGCCGAATTTCAAAGATACAGCCTTATCGAACTATCTTGTACGGCGTGGATTAGCTCCTCAGTATAATTTTAGGACACTCATTAATCTTGATATAGCTGAATTACAAGGGCAGATTGAAAGAGCAGTTGCAAGTGGTATCAGTCGTGGCTTATCTGCAGACAGACTAACGAAAGAAATAGCTCTCTCAATGGCTGAAAATGATTTAGAGTTTCGTGCAGTACTCAAAGAGCTTGGACCGAAAGGGGGAAAGTTGCTTAGATCCACAGCCGATATCGACAAACGTGAGATATTCAGAGCAAAGTCATTTTTGAAAAAAGCAAGGCGAATAGCAGTCACAGAAACAGGGAATGCATACTTTGAAGCAGATCGTTTAGCTTCATTAGAGTCTCCTGTTATCGGATATGTAAAATGGCAGGTAAGCGGTAGACATTACGGATTGCCTACTACTCCTGATAGCTGTACATTCAATCACGAGATAGATCAGTACGGTGTAGGAGCAGGCGTGTTTTTTTCGCACACGGTACCGCCACTGCAACATCCATTTTGCGGTTGCTACACATTAAAGGTGCTAAGACCCGCCGAAGAATGGGATCAGCCAAAACAAAAACCACCTAAACCACCAACACACAGCGAGAAAGGTTACAGGCGTTTTTTTAAGGGAAAAACTAAAGCTCACAGAAACCGAAACATGGATCGCATTAATGAACTTAACCGGCTGGCATGGGAAAGTTACAAAGGAAATATTTAAGTAAGAACCTGTTTTAGCCAAGTCTAAGTATAACCCACAGATAAGAAGTCACCCTTGATCGGGGGGCTTTTTTTGTGTCTTTTATTTTATACCTTAATAAAAGGTTGACAGGTTCACCCGAATTTCATATTATGAGAGTAGTGCAGGGCACATCCAAACTACTCCATAGGTTCAGGGAGCCTATCTAACATTAACTTAATGGAGTAGAAACAATGCATATTGATGATATAAGTTCACGTTTGTTTGGTCAAATCTTATTTGAAGAAGCAAACGACGGTGGTTCAGGTGACGGAGAAGAAAACCTAAAAGTACAGAAAGGTCAGGTGTTATCAGATGATGTACTTAAAAGCATAAAAGGGCTTGTAAGTCGAGCCGGTAATGAAAGTGAAGCTCTAAAGATTGTCTATCATGACAATAAAAACCTGAGAGATCAGCTAAGAGAATCACAGGGAGCAATCGGCAAGAATCAAGTAGTTGTTGATAAGGCAAAAGCAGAGATGATTAAAGCTCTTGAAGAAAGGGAGATCAGCTCAGTTGAGGATCTTACTAAGACACTCGAATCGTTTGATACCACAAAGAAGGAACTTGATGAGACAAAACGTCAAATCAAAGTAACCAAAGCGAAGGATATCCATAATGCAAATACTGCAGTTCTTGAAAAACTTCTTAAATCAGACGGTCTTGATATTGAAACAGGAACAGCTAAGGACGATGATGGAAACGAAGTTGAAGTTGTCTATGTCGTGGATGGGGATAAGAAAACCACGCTTGAAGAATACGCCGACAAAGAATGGGCTGAATTCAAACAGAGTCTGTTTAGCGGAGGAGATGATGAATCTCAGAATACAGGTAGAAAATTTGTCAAGCAGTCTCAAGGCAAAGTCGGTAAAGGCAGTGGAGATAGGGCAAAGAAATTTCTTGAAGAAAGAAATAAAAGAGTAAAAACCGGCAATCCAATTGTTGGTAAACAGGAAAACTAAAACAGATAAATTATCATGTCAACACGTGTAGAACACAATGTAAGTACAATAAATTGGATTGTAGACCCGAACAGCTACTCCCAGAATAGTGGTCGTACTATTGATTGGGATCAGGTCACTGCAACAGATGAAAATGGAAACAAAGTGATAGAGTCCGGAAGGATTGTATCTGAAACTCCAACTGGTCTTGTACCACGGAATTTGGGGATTACTGATGGAACAAATCCATATCCTGCAATTGGGATATTGCTTGAGTCAATCAATCAATCAAATCGAGTGCGTGCTATTTCAGGACAAGCAGTTATCACAGGTGGTATTGTGTATGGCAACCTACTTCCTGACGATGGAGATGCAAATTTTGATGCATGGATCACCGAGCTTGACGAAAACGGTACAGGCATTGTAACAGAGAATTTTCAAGATGATAGGGTAAGTTAAAAGATTCCCTTAACAGCAACTAACAACTAAAAATCACAGAAAAATGGATTTCAATTTTACAGAAGCGTTAGTGGATCTTGGAGCTGATACAATCTTTCAGATTGCCAATCAAGCAAGTACCCCTGACTCTTATTTTTTCAACTCAATTCTGCCGGAGACCAATGTACAGGATTACAAAGTCACTACAGGTGACATGACAATCCGAGCTACGATGGCTGGTTTGGCTGGTGAGTCTGGTCCATATGCACCCGGTGGACAGATCAGTACTTCAAAGTTTCTTGAAGAAACAGCTAAGATTGCAAATCGTGTATCTTTGCAGGAAGGTAATCTTAGAAAGCTACAGCAGATGGTTTTAACTCTGCAGGCAGGTAATTCGGGAAGTATCGACTTCATCCAAAGTGAAGTGTTGAACTTCTTTGATAAGGTGATCCTTCAAGGTC